AATAAGTCTGACGAAATACCCAGGGAGATAAGACTCAAGAGCGGCACCGCAATTGAATTCAAGGCATTTGAGCAGGGCCGCACGGCATTTGAGGGCCGTGATATATATGCTATATATATTGACGAGCAGTGCAAAAATGATTCGCTTGCTATATTCCGGGAGATGCAGGCGCGGCTAGAGAAGCCGGGCAGCTTTATGTCGTGGTCGATGACGCCGATTAGGGCGCAGCCGTGGCTGGAAGAAAAATTTAACACGTTGCCGAAAGATTACGAGGTGGTGTATGCCAACCTCAATGATAATCGCCGCAGCCGGGGTGGTTATATTGACGATAGTGTTATTGATGCGCTTATTGCGGAGTGGCCCGAAGAAGTACAGGAGACACGAATCAAAGGTTTCTTCGCAAGTTTCATGGGTGCGGTCTATAAGGCGTTCAGCAAAAAAACGCATGTCGTTAAGCCATTCAGGATACCGGAATCATGGGAGCGATATAGAGGAATAGACTTTGGCTTCAATAATCCTTTTGTATGTTTATGGATGGCTCGAAACCCTGACGGCATATGGTATGTATATGACGAGCACTATCGGCCGCGGGCTACTATCGGCAGCCACGCCGGAGTGATAGACAGGATTAGTGGGGCGGAGCAGTATATTGCCACGTACGCCGATCACGACGCGCAGGACAGGGCGGAACTATGGGAGCTGGGCATTTACACCATGCCTGCCCGCAAGGAAAAGCGCAGCGGCATTGAGGCTGTGCAGAGGATGTTAAAAATTCGCGGCAACGGCAAGCCGCGGTTGTATATATTTGAGAATTGCATAAACACCATTAAGGAAATGTCGGCATATCATTATGCCGAAGGTACAGACCTGAAAGACCCGCAGGATGAGCCTGTTAAAAAAGATGACCACACCCTGGATGCCCTGCGATATATAATTTACGGGGTTGAACAAAATTCGCCCTTAATAATAACTTACGAGGATCAGGAAAAGGAATATATAACTACCGCCGAAGCGTTAAGCGGCGACGAATTGAATATGTCGGATTTGGGTCAGTCGTTTGATTATGATTCGGAAAGCGATGCCCGCAGCGTAGATGAATTAATGGAGGCCGCAGGTGTTTGGAAATAGGAAAGGATGAATATGAAACCAGGGGACATTTTAAGGGTTGATTTAAAAACGGGCATTTCGTTTTTTTGGGAAATCGGGGCTTTGTACCTTGGCTCTGAAGGTCAAGAAAGTATTGTTGATTTAATGGCGATAAATCAAAATAAAGATTACAACCTGCCCGCCGAAGCCAGAAAGGTTCCACTCCAGTTGTTAGAAAAAGCCATAGAGAGGGGGGCGGTTAATATTTACGAAACCCCACATGGCGATTAACAATTTAAGCCGCAGATGCTTAGGAATAGGAAAGGATAAAAAATGACCACCGATGAGGCTAGGCGACTGTTTGAAGAAAAGGGCTGCAAGGTATTAGTTAGCAAAATAGACGGCAAGCCTGTTTATGAAAGCTGGGAATGCGATTACGCTGCTGTATCTGACGAAATGGTTCCATACGTGCAGGCGGCGATTGATCGAAAGGAATGGCCCTGGCCGTTGCAATGGCTTGCTTATGATTCTGCGCCTTTTCGCAAAGTGTGGTATGTTAAAAAACTAACCGCTGCTGAACAGGACGCACCAAGGGCAGAATCGCTTTGCGATGAAGATGATATTGGCCCTTGGTGGGACGGAAGGCTTGAGCATGGAGCAATGCAGGCGCTTGGGAAATTACAGGACTGGAAAGGAACAAGAATGCCAGAAATAAAAAACAGAAACAAAGTATCGCCACAATTAAACCAGGAAATTTTATATTGGAATGACGAAAGCAAGACATGGCTTTGTGGTTATTACAGAGAAATAAAAGGCGACTTGTGGGTTAAAATCGGCGCAGAGCCTATTGGCAATCCTGGTGCCATTGATAAATTTACTTATTGGCATCTTTTGCCACATTCGCCAATAAGAGAATGTGCTCGTTGTGGCAAACCATTTGGCACAGACTGTTCTCTCGAATATTGCCCATTTTGCGAGTACGGCAGATTTGAATTTAAGTGGTGGAAATAGGAAAGGATAAATGAATACCACTAAAGCTACAGGTCGTATCCGCCGCCGTTATCGTCGTCGTAATTACATTAGTAATGTGTCGCCCGCCAATTATAGCCGTGCATTTTTGCGCCGCTATCACATGTTGCAGCACAAGGATTACTTGGACGGAAAGGAATAGAAATGGAAACAAAAAAAGACATAGAAAATTCGATATAGAGGTGACAACAAAAGAATTAGGCAAATATGAATCTGATTGAAGCAGGCAAAGCATTTATAAAGGCGTTTCCCACGCGGGCGCGTTGGCAACAATACTGCGAATGGGAAGAAAGGCAAAGGCGAGAGATGCTGCGTCAAAGAAAAATCGCCCAACAGACGAGAAAAAGGAGGAGAGAGATAGAAAAAATGTCTGACGATATAGGGGATGATGACTATGAGCCTATGGCACCGGAAATATGGGAAGAAATCGCAGGCAGAAAATAACGAGGCAAAAAGGTTGCGCGAGAAGAATCGAAAGCTTTTATTGCTTTTGGCCCGCGCAAGAACTGAAATAAAAAAGAAACAGGATACCATTAATATGTTACGTGATTATGAAGACAAAACGGTTAAAGACGAACCTTTTGAAAAAGAAGCCGAACCCCCCAAACCTGTCACCCCAGATTATGAAGATAAAATGGTTGCAGACGAGGCTTATGACCAAAAAAAAGAACCAGAGTCGGAATTAGACATTCTTAAACGCCGGGTAGAAGACTTGGAAGGTCGAGTTAATACCATATCGGGAACGCAACAAAAAATCAGACGTCAACTTAAACACCGTTAAAGTCGTGAACATAGCAGAAAAGCACAGAATTAGATTAGCTAGGTTGTTGGGCGTGGCCCCCGATTACGTTGACTTTGAAGGGCTTATTGCCCCGATTATGCGCGGCCGGTATATTAATGATATGCTGCGCGAGCATGACGAAGATGCCGAAGAAATGGAAGACGCGTATTTACCGGTAACGCCGCGCGAGGCCGCAGCGTTCGAGCGGGTGGTGGAGGCAATGATTAAATTCGGCGATTCTGACAATTCTATATAAAGCGGGCTGGGTTAATGAAAATACCAATTCTCTCTCGCCTGCGCGAAAGAAAGCGAACGGGCGACCCTAAATATAAAAACGAGCTGGAAGATTTACCGCCGCTAATTAGAAAATTTATCATTTCTTCTTTGCCGAAATTTCGCTCTGCCGAACGCGGTTTAACTTCGCCCGCAAACTACCTTGAGTTGGTTAAGGAATATGCAGGCTGGGCTTATTCTTGCGCTACCCGAAACGCCTCTGCCGTTGCCAACGTCCCCCTGCGCTTATATCGCGGCGTGCCGCGCGTAGGGCGCGGCAAGATACGCAATCGGGTCGTAACTCGCGCCGTTAGCAAGGCAACCAAAGACCGATTCTTTAATACAACCGCCCTGATACCCTACATGAATAAAGCGGTGGACGTTGAGGAAGTGTTAGAGCACCCCTGGTTGAATCTGATGCGAGAGGTCAACCGCTCCTTGCACGGGTTTTCTTTGCGGCAATTGACGGTTTTGTTTAAGCAAGTCACGGGCAATGCTTATTGGTTAATTTCTAGCAACGGCTTAGGCATACCAGACGAAATATGGGTGATGCCTGCGCATTATGTGTCGATAATTCCCGATGAAAAGAAATTTATCGAATCATATCAATACGGGGCCGAACCGCCCTTTGAACATTTTTACCCCAAAGACGTGGTGCATTTCAAATACCCAAACCCGAAGTCGATTTATTATGGTCAAGGCCCGATGGAATCAGCGTTTCTCGCCGTGGGACTAAACGCTGACTTTGATGAATTTGAAAAGGCAATACTTGACAATGGCGCTATTATACCCTTCGCGCTGGGCACCGATCAGCCGTACAACAAAGAGATGCTGGAGCGTGAACGCAAAGAGCTGGTGCGTTTGCATGGGGG